AGCAGACCCAAATCTGAAGCCACCAACGCTTCAACGTGTGGAACTGGGGCAACCCTTTATGCCGAGGATGGAAGCTTTCTTATCGGGGAAGCTGCCCGAGCAGACAAGCTCAGATCAGCTCTCCAAGCCTGTTATGAACAATACGACTCGCTAATGAAGTGAAATGCAAAAAGATAAGCTTGCAGCCGTTGTCACTTTAATTGCGTCTATTACCCTTGCGGTGACTGTTTTATCAATGGTCACTGTTTTTATGTTTGGGTTTTTTAACCCGGATGTCGACAACAATAAACTTTTTGAAATAGTTGGACCTGCATTTCAAACCATTATTGGCGGGTTCATTGGATTAATTACTGGAATCAAGATCGGAGCTAACGTTGAGCAATAGAGAATATTCAAAAAATGGGGCGCACTTGACCGAATCTTTTGAGGGTTTACGGCTTACTGCTTACCCTGATCCCGGCACTGGCGGGGCTCCTTGGACGATTGGATATGGACATACAGGTCCTGAAGTTCACCCCGGACTGACAATTACCCAAGAGCAAGCCGAAGAATTGCTTATGCAAGACGTTAAAAAGGCTGCTGCAGCCGTTAACGCTAAAGTGACGGGGGATATTACCCAAGAGGAATTTGACGCTCTTGTGGACTTCGTATTCAACGTTGGCGCAGGTAATTTTGCTGCTTCAACCCTTCTCAAGAAGGTAAACGCTGGCGATATTCATGGAGCTGCTGCCGAATTTGAAAAGTGGGACATGGCGGGAGGCAAGCATATGGCTGGACTTCTAAGGCGTAGACACGCAGAAGCCGAGGAATTCCTTTCGGGACTGGCATGACAAAGCATTTCCCCGGTCTTGATATGGACGCTATCTACGATAGGCTAGAGGAAAAAAAGCAGCAACGGTATCCAAGGCAACATAAAACCACTGGATACTGTTTGTCCTGCAATGCCCAGCTTCATGATCGGGCTTTTTGCGATAACTGGTGTCGAGAAGACTACGAGTTTGAAAGCGAAATGCGAAAAAAGATCGTTGGTAAATCGAAGCGTTAACGGAACCCGCTTAGTCGGAACGGTGTAAAAGCGAACGTAGCTTGGTACGCAAGAGGCTTAGGCTGGACATTATCATCGACCAAAGCCCTAATATTCCAACCGAGATTAACCATAATGCAGCGACTGAAACCAACAGGAACAATAGCGACAAATTGAAATAGTCCATTAGCGTTAACGAGTAACCAACCTGAAATCGCATTGTCGTTGTCCTTTATCAGGTTATTCCCTTTGAACGAAGTCAAGTAGGGGTTATTCAAATAACGCAGTCCGCAGCTATAAGCCGGATTTCTCCAAAGCCATTTTACTTTGCTCCAGTAGCTTCTACCATTAATTTGCTGGAAAGTGGCATCCCCGTCAAGGCTATTATCCGGTGTCATAAACCAATTTAACCAAGTCGGAAGCCTAGGTCCTCTACCCCAAACCGAACCATTGTCCAGCCAGCCGTCTCGTTGCTCTGAGAGCAAAGGCAACACTGGAGCAAGGATGTAAGCTGCAATCGTTGTCATAAGATTGATTAAAGCCATAAAAGGGTAAAAAAAATAGATCATTTTGATTCCTGATTAATATGGGGAACGCTTGCTCCGCAGTTAACAATTACCACTGGCTCGTACTGGACCCAACCGACAAAAGGAACCATTTCCCCGTCAACGTAAGGCACTCCCGTTTTTTCTTGTTGCTCCGCTTGGAGTCTGTCTTCAGTTGTAAATGTTGTCATTTAAACGGCTTCCCTGTTACCCAAGCAACCAAGCTATATCTACTTCCTTTTGAAACTGGTTTTACTTCGTGGACTACATAACTTGGGAATGCTACAAGAGTACCTTGTTCTTTTGGCATAAATTCAGGTTTTAAAGATCTATAAATAGTTAATTCCCCACCCTCGTATTCTGATTCGTTGGATAACTGAATTGTCAATGAAAGCTTGCGAGTCATGCCTCCAAATCGTTTGTCTACATGGGCATCATATTTTCCTGTTGGCGCATGATATTCGGTAAATTGAAATCCTTCCGCAAGACCAAATAAATCAAAACCAAAATATTTGCTGTTAAGTGCCATTACAATGTCGGTCACTTTTCTAAAAATCCATTCTGTTTCGCTGGTTACATAAATCCAGCTAATTTTGCTATCTCTTACATCGTCACTGCCTTCAGCAGTGCCTTTTTTCATTTCATTAGATTTTCCTAAATCAATAATTGTTTTGCATTCCTCGGGAGTAAAAACTTCTTTCCAAAAAGCAAAATCATTTACTTGATCTGATTCAAAAGACCAATTTGTAAATTTATTCATTTTCTTTTCCTAGCAGCAATCTCTCGTTGCAAAATATACCAAAATTCTGATTTAATTATTTTCACCCCCACCCTCCTAATCTAATTGCCAACCGTATTGAAGCAATGACAATGATTGATGCAACTGTCATGATGGTCAATGCGACCTTCTCAGCCCAATTCATAGCCACCCCAATACGGCTCCCAGTGGGAACATGAATATGCCAACTACACGAAGGATTACAAGCCCGGTCACTAGATCGGCATGAGCAATCTCAATAATGTTGCAGATCCACCCAATCCCACCCAAGATAACCAAGCCCAACCAAAACAACGCACCCCAATCTGAATCCTTCATTTTTGCTCCATTTTTGAAAGCATTGTAAGTACGCAGTTGTCCAGCTTTATGATCTCGTTATAGATCTTGTCACGTCCGGTCAACAATGGATTTGACATCATGAGCTCAATGTTTTTGAGTAAATCTTTGGCTTTGATGATGTCTTCTGAAATGTCTTGCATGGTTTTCCTTTATTTGATCCGAGCTACTTTTGCTTTGCGAAGTACGGCTTCGTACTGCTCTTTGGCTGCATCATCAAGTTTGCGAAGTGGCAAGTTTTGATAGTAAGACCATTTATCCCTGTAAACCTGCTGCTCTGAAGGCGGGATCCAGCCGTTCATTCTCCAACGAATAGTGACATCGGTTCCTGCGGGTGTCCAAATATGCTCGTTGCTCATTGCGTTTCTCCTTTTTAAAATTGATCCGTTAAATCAACATATTGAAACAACTCAATCGGTACATCATAAAAATATTCATTTCGTTTGACTGCTCTGTTAGGAACCTCAATCAATGAGCTATTTTTAACATCGTCTGCTTTACACCAATACGCATTTTTAAAGTCTCGGGTAGTCACAAATATCAAAGTGCCGGGATTGGTAAAAAGCTTTTCTTTTCGCTGCGCTATATGAATGGTGTCGTATGGGCAATGTCGAACCCCCCAATCTCTTGTCTCTACCTCAATATATCCACAAATTTGATCTTTTCTATATACGATCAAATCAACTGCATATTTATCGGGATTTTCCATACATTTCAAATCCCAAATATTTGCAACCCATTTAGTCACAGCTTGTCGGGCTGGCGGGTCGCAAACGTCATGGAGCTCTTGATTAAACTTTTTATATTCCATAGGCAAACATACAACCAAAAATTATTCCCATAATTGTTGCTGCCAATATTTCAACCCATAAAGGAATTTTTTTATCCAGCAAGTCACCCTGATACAAACGTTGGTCTCGATAGTCTCTCATTTCAATTCCCCCTCATTGTTTCTAAATTGTTGACATACGCTAATGCTTGATCTGCGCTGCTGAATTGATATTCAGATCCAACTGGATACTCATTGCCGTCACTACGGACAGCAATCCAAGCACCCGGCACAGTGGCACGAATCCTTGCGTTGTAACGTTCAGGCTGGAGGTAGATTTCAACGATATTCATTTTGGTTCCTTTCGTGGGTTCAAAAATTATCTTGCTACGTTTGCTACTAAATTGCCGTCCATGATTTCACCAAGAATCAATTTTGCACGATTCAAAGTCTGACGAGCACGTTCTACTGCACCCATTGCCATTTCCTCTTGAGCATCGCTCATCAAGCCAGCGACAACCATATTGGCTCCGCTTAACTGGTAAGTAATGCAGCTTTGAATTTGGGCGATAAATTCGGCACTGTTGCAGCCGTAGCATTGGAGGTCAAAGTCTTGGTTCATTTCGTTTTCCTTTCGTGAAAAAACAAACTACATGGATAGTATCGCTCAGGAGTATTACAACGTCAACAACTATTTTTAGTTTTGTTGTAAAAACCCCCGTAGGGGTCTTCCCTTAGTCCATCCAGCCATCATAGTAAGAAGCTTCGATGCCATTGGCAGCTAAAAACTCCAGCACTGGCTTAACGCTACG